TGGGCATCTTGTTGTTGTGCTTGTGTCAACTGCCCTTGTACTTCAGACAGTTGTTGTTGTTTTTGTGAGATGGTGAACTCTAATCTGGCAACCAGTCGATCACGAAATTCTTGTCGAGCCGTTGAGAGTTGGGCTTGATCCTGGGCAATTTGTTCTTGCAAACGAGCTATGCGTGCAAGTAGATCGGTGGTCTCGCTCATGTTAGAATCCCAACACGTTGCGTAAGGTTGTGATCTTGGGCAGATATATCAAGGTATCAACTGCAAAATCCAAAGGTGGTCGTTGTAAGGTATTGGGATTGCGTTGATAAAACACCCACCATAGATTGGCGTTGTCATACAGGTCGAACGCCAAGAGATCAGGTCTATATTGATAGGTAATATTGATCTGAAACAAGCGATCGTCGGCCTGTTGTGGTATGGGTCTGTTGACCATGACATCCAAAAAGAACTGACTGTAGCCAGTTAAAAAATATGGACTGGTTGAATCGTAAGTGGCCATTACCAGAATCCTCCACGTAGTAAATTGCCATTGGCAAATTCTTTAACACTGAACTGTTTGCTGACCTGCTGACGGCTCTGCACCGGCAACAGGCTTATTGTTATTTCCATCTTGGTAGGCACATAGGTAGGGCGATTCAAACCCAGGGTGGGTGGCGCAGGTGGTCCGTTGATGGCGCCCTTGGTCAAGAAAGCTGCGGCCAGTCGATTCAAACTGCCAAACACTCCGTTGGTGGCCACACTCTGTCGATCTCGACGAGTGGTCAAATTAACACTTTGATTGCCTGGACTGCCGGCACGTATGTAATCCACGTCGGCTGGCAAGGTGTAGGCAAAATTTTGTATCAGGCAAGAATGTTCATTGAACTGATATTCGCCTAGTCCTGACAGGTAAACCAAGGGAGGTGGTGCTCCACGTTCGGCATCCTGACCATAAAACATCTTGGTTGCTGATCTAAAAAAGTGTATGACTGCCAGAAGATAGTTGGCCTCAGAAGTATCCTGTGCTGTAAATGTGCCGGTGATGTTTATGGGATCCACACTGCTGTTGGTGTAAAAATATCCCTTGTAGTTGCTGTGTGTAAGTTCATATGGACTATAAGCAGCCTTGTAGGCTGTGCTGATGGCCGGTGTATAGGGAAACACCACACCGTCGGTCACTGTGAGTGGTTGTAGGATCCCTGGTTGCGGAGCATTGTAAAGATACTTGCTTTGTGGTGCCAATCGTAGACGCACACGCCAGTCACCGTTGTTGCTTTGTTTTCTTTGGCTGGCAATAGACTGTTGTTGGCGGGCACGTTGACGAGCACTAAATTCGGCGCCTGCCTGCTCTTGAGCTGCTGTAACCTGTTCGGGATTGAGTACACGATCACCGTCGGCTGACAATTCTGTGAGGTAACCGTCGGGTTGGCCAACCTCAATGTCCTCGGGCAGAACATTGAGCCCAGTTGCAGGGTCGACCACAAATCCAAATTCGTCGGGTACTCCTAAATTTTGTCCAGTGTTCAATAACACCAGATCATTTTCTCCAGGAGGAGCTTGAAAATTAGGATCAGCTTCTGCACCCGGGGGTTCGCCGACTAGATCGGAGGGTGTAACTATTTGTTCTCCTGGACTCAATGACGCCTGCGGATCAATTTGGGTATTCACCGATGCTGGTGGCGATATTCCAGTTTCGTTAGCTTCATTCTGATTACGCAAAAAATTATTTTGTTCTGCAGTTGTAACCGCATCAGTTTGTGTTGCATCTGTATAAGTAGCCACCGGATTCGCCGGCGGTACCGGCAGTTCTTGTGACATGCTGCCGCCGCGAAAATCCACGTAACTGGCTGCTAAATCATACGTTTTAAAGTATGTTGAGTTGCCGGTCTTGCTATCATACGCTCGCCAGACAAATTTAGTATCGGGGAAATCCGGATCGGGTTGATTGTCAATGGACCATGTCATTTTATTTTTCCTATACAGTATTTACCGTTAAAATAATCGGCTAATATAATGATTTCTGGTTGACAACAGGTTGACCTGTGTTATAATAAGTACATTATTAGGAGACTTATCAGTGGCCACTGCACCTGCAAAAACCCCAGCAACACCTATACCAAAAAGCGCACCACGTGTCAACTATCTCAACAATAGAGATATCTTGAAGGAAATACATCTAAGCAAAAACACCTACTGTAGCTATGTAGATCCAGCTACAGATCACCAGTATGACATCATCTTGCCCACAGTGTTGAAGATCAACCAGCGTACCATTGCCGAGGCCCGGCGCAACAAGGCTGATCGACTCAAGCGCGAAGGCATCATTGTGGACCCTAAAAAGATTGCCAATACAGATCTGGTTTTTAGAATTACCTGTTGGGAACACATACCCATGGCTCCCAAAAAAGTTCCCAAAACACAGGCCAAAAAGAAAAAAATCGAAGATGTGTTTGAACTAGAACTGCTGGAAGAGGATGATCCCTTGGCCGATCTGTTGGAAGTTCCTGTGCTGGATCCCAAACACATACGATTAAATTTTCCACCGTTTTATCACTATCGCCTGGACGAGAACAAACAGCCCTATCAGGTGGGCAAGAGTCATTGGCTAGGTGATTTCGAACATGGTGAATTTTCCAAGGATCACGGCAACATGACACGCAAGCTGGCCACCATGTTCATGAAACTGTGCGAACGCTATGCCACACGCTCTAACTGGCGCGGCTATACCTACAACGAAGAAATGCGTGGTCAGGCCTTGCTACAGTTAAGCCAGATTGGTCTGCAGTTTGACGAGTCAAAAAGTCAAAATCCCTTTGCCTACTACACAGCGGCCATTACCAATTCGTTTACCAGGATCTTGAATCTTGAGAAAAAGAATCAAAACATCCGTGATGACATGCTGGAAATGAACGGACTGAATCCGTCGTGGACCCGTCAAAATTCTGGCAAGAAGGATCCAAATTCTGGTGCGGTAGTGGTTGTAACCCAGGGGGATGATCTAGTATAATTGTTAGATGACTAATCTATTCCGCAAGACCGCAGTCTGTACAGACATACACTTTGGACTCAAATCAAACAGCCTGATGCATAATCAGGACTGCTCAGATTTTATCGACTGGTTTATTGACAAGGCCAAGGCGGAGGGTTGCGAAACTGGCATGTTCCTTGGCGATTGGCATCACCATAGGTCTGCTATTAATCTGCAAACTTTGCATTTTAGTCTAAAGAGTCTACAAAAACTATCGGCAGCCTTTGATAACTTTTATTTTATTCCAGGCAATCACGATCTCTACTATAGAGACAAGCGTGATATCCACGGTGCCGAATGGGCACAGCACTTGCCCAATATACATGTGATCAACGACTGGTTTCAACAGGACGATGTTATCATTGCACCCTGGTTGGTTGGCGATGATCATAAACGCATACAAAAGATGAGTGCCAAGTACATGTTTGGACACTTTGAACTTCCGCACTTCAAAATGAATGCCATGGTAGAAATGCCGGATCACGGCGAAATCAAGGTAGAAAACTTTGGCGGTGTTGAAAGCGTGTTCTCTGGGCACTTTCACTTACGGCAACAAAAACGCAACGTGAACTATATTGGCAACTGCTTTCCACACAACTTTGCCGATGCTGGCGATGCTGATCGTGGCATGATGGTGTTGGAATGGGGTCAGGCTCCACAATATCATGCCTGGCCAGGCCAGCCCTTGTATCGGGTCATGCGACTCAGTGAAGCCATTGATCATGGCAAGAACATATTTCAACGCAACATGCATGTGCGTGTAGAACTGGACATTGACATCAGTTACGAAGAAGCCAATTTTATCAAAGAAACCTTTGTCAAGGATTACAATCTACGTGAAATGGCCCTGATACCAGCAAAAAACACAGCCGTAGACACTGACATGGCGCCGGGTGAAATCAAATTTGAAAGTGTGGATCAGATTGTGACAGATCAGCTGACCAATATTGAAAGCGAGTTTTACGATCCCAAACTGTTGTTGAAAATCTATCAAAATTTATAAATGAAAATACTTTGTCTCGGAAACAATACCGAAGATACAGATGTCAAAACACGTGAGTTGGCCCAGACGGCCGGGCAACCGTGCCATGGTCTATTGAGTGAATTAGAATCAACCATTGACCCGCATCAATATGGCCAGGACGGTTACTATCACAGCAGTGTGTACGACCTGGCGCCAGGCAGACTTACACAACTGATTGATCAATTTGATCAAATTGTCATGTTGGATCAACCCAAACAGGAGTGGTCACATCCATATGCCTTCAACAATACCATAATTGCAGTCAACTCTGCCGGAACTCGAGGAACATTTGTGAATCCTCGACTGGCCAAGACCCACAATACGTTTGATCAACTGGTCAAACACAACAAGAGTTTTTGTGCATTTCCGTTCATACAACTCTATACCTTTTCTGATGGCACAGCCACCTGTTGCCGAAGCTCCCGGGTGATTACCAAAATCAAAGACTTTGACAACTGGCAGACTGATAAAAATTATCAAGCAATAAGACAAAAGATGATTGCCGGTGAACTACTACCCGAACACTGTGATTTTTGTTATCGTCAAGAAGATGCCGGCATGCTGAGTCCTAGACAGGCTGAAATTACAGAATGGATGCAGAGGCTAGACATTGATAGTGTGGAGGATCTGGTGGCACTCAAACAGCCGGCCTACTATGATATTCGTCCCAGTAACAAGTGCAATCTCATGTGCCGTATGTGCAATCCTGACGACAGTCATTTGATTGCCAAAGAATTTCGCACGTTGAATATCAACTGGCCAGGATCACACTTGTTGGATGCTCCCAAACATTTTGTTGGCTTTGATATTGTTGACCTTGACACTGTAAAAAAACTGTCAGTGGCTGGTGGAGAGCCATCTATCATGACTGAGTTCATTGAGTTTCTTGAAAAATGTATCAGTTTAGGACGTACTGATTTTGAAATCAGCATTACCACAAATGCCAACAAGTTTAGCCACAAGTTTAAAAATCTACTCAAACACTTTTCAAATGTAAATTTTATTGTCAGTATTGATGGATACCAGGATCTCAATCACTACATCAGGTATCCTAGTGAATGGGACAATATTATTGGTACCATGCGATATCTTCAAGAACAAAACTTTTTGTTCCACACGCACACTACCATTTCAATCTACAATGTCAATGCCTTGCATTTGATTTTTGAGTATATGGATCGCGAGTTTCCGGGCGTCATAACTGACTGGGACTTTGTGGAGAATCCTGATTTTATGAGCCCTTATCAGTTTCCGGATGCTGAATCGGCTATTGATTCGCTGACCGCGGTTGTCAAAACCAACTGTTATAAAAATGCAGGAAGAATATTTAGAGACAGAATAGATACCTGTTTGGAATATTTTATTAATCGGCATGACCCCGACCCACAAAAGCTACAAGAATTCTTTTTGCACAACGACAAATTGGATCAGTCAAGATCCATACGTTTGATTGATTATGTTCCGACACTAGACAAACACCGCCACACTACTGTATAATACAACACTACATGATACAAATTAAAAACTTAACTGTAAAAAACTTCATGAGCGTGGGCAACTCGACCCAGGCCATTGACTTTGACCGTACCGATTTGACCTTGGTCTTGGGCGAAAACTTGGATCTAGGCGGTGACGGAAGTCGTAACGGCACAGGCAAGACCACAATCATCAATGCTCTCAGCTATGCCCTGTATGGACAAGCACTCAGCAACATTCGCAAGGACAATCTGGTTAACAAGACCAATGGCAAAAACATGCTGGTCAGTTTGGACTTTGTAGTAGGTGGAACTGAATACCGGATTGAACGTGGTCGTAAACCCAATCTGTTGAGATTTTATGTCAACAACAAAGAACAAGAGATCACCGATGAAGCACAGGGCGACAGTAGAGAAACACAGGATTCCATTGAACACACTCTGGGTCTCAGTCATGACATGTTCAAACACATACTTGCACTCAATACCTATACTGAACCATTTTTGAGTCTCAAGGCTCTGGATCAACGCACCATCATTGAACAGTTATTGGGCATTACCATGCTGAGTGAGCGTGCTGATAAGATCAAAGAACAGAATCGCCAGACCAAGGATGGCATTACTCAAGAAGAATTCCGTATCCGTGCTGTACAGGAAGCCAATGTACGCATTGAAGAGCAGATCGAAGCCTTAAAACGCAGGCAAACACTATGGACTACCAAACATGAGGAAGATATCCAGGCGCTTGAGAAAGCACTTGCATCTCTACAAGAGATACAAATTGACGCGGAGATCCAAGCCCACAAAGATCACAAGGCTTGGGATCAAAAACGCAAGGACATCAACGAACTATCAGGTCAGATCTCGCGAGTCAAACTGGACGTCAGTAGGGAGGAAAAGCTGGCAACCAAGATATCTACAGAGCTGGACACGCTGGCAAAACATGAGTGCCATACGTGCGGTCAGCCCTTTCACGACTCAAAGCACCAACAGGTTTTGGAGAGCAAGCAGAAAGATCTGGCAACGCACCGAGCGGCTGGCACAGAATACGCTGCACTCTTATCAGAGCTGGAGATTACTCACACCGCCCTGGGCACGCTAGGACGTCCGCCGGTCATGTTCTATGACAATGAATCTGATGCTGTACATCATCAGGCCACCCTGACCAATTTACAAAAGCAAATTGCAGATAAACAGCGCGAACAAGACCCTTACGCAGAACAAATACAGGACATGCAACAACAGGCCTTGCAAGAGGTTACATATGATGCTCTCAACGAACTTACTAGATTACAAGAACATCAGGACTTCCTGCTCAAATTACTCACAAGCAAGGATAGCTTTATACGCAAAAAGATTATTGAACAGAACCTCAGCTATCTCAATGCTAGACTAACGCACTATCTGGATCGTGTGGGCTTGCCACATACTGTGGTATTCCAAAATGACTTAACAGTCAGTATTGAAGAACTAGGACGTGAACTTGATTTTGATAACTTAAGTCGTGGCGAACGCAACAGGCTAATTCTCAGCATGAGCTGGGCCTTCCGTGATGTGTTTGAAAGTCTGTATCAGCCCATTAATCTCTTGTTCATTGATGAAATGATCGACAACGGACTGGATACCGCAGGTGTGGAAAATGCCTTGGCTCTACTGAAACACATGAGTCGAGAACGACACAAGAGTATCTGGTTGGTCAGTCACAGAGATGAACTGGCCGGGCGGGTGGAAAATATACTCAAGGTAATCAAGGAAAATGGCTTCACGTCATACAATACGGATGTAGAAATTGCGTAGATTAAAAGTACTACACTTGGAACCAACCGACGTGTGTCAGGCTGCTTGTCCATTGTGCGCCAGAGAGCTGGATTCCAACTTTGATAAAAGTTCCAAGCATCATCTGCGAATAGAGCATGTTCAACAGCATTTTAGTGATCGTGTGCTGGCAGGACTGGAAAAAATGTTCATGTGTGGCAACTATGGTGATCCTGCAGCAGGGTACTATACCATGGATATCTACAATTATTTTAGACGAGTCAATCCCGAAATCACCCTGGGCATGAACACCAATGGTGCTATACAAAGCACATTCTTTTGGCATGCTTTGGGTAAGTTATTCAACAAGCCTAATGATTACTGTGTGTTCAGCATAGACGGGCTGGAAGACAGCAATCATGTTTACCGTAAGAATGTCAACTGGGACAAGTTGATGAGCAATGTGCAGGCCTTTATTTCTGCAGGTGGGTTGGCTCACTGGGACATGTTGGTCTATAAACACAATCAACATCAGGTAGATGCCTGTGAACAACTGGCACGAGACATGGGATTCAAGTGGTTTCGTGCCAAGGTATCACGTCGTGACTATATCAAAGGCCTAGAACGCCCCATTGGATGGCACCGCCCTACCTACACACCGGGCCGGATCAAATGTCATGCCCTAGCAGAAAAAAGTGCGTTTATTGATGCTCGTGGGCGTTTGAGTCCATGTTGCTGGCTAGGATCCACTCAAAAGGATTTTGTCAAGGACGATTTAAAAACCGTAAAACTAACTTGGAAAACAGACACTCCAAATTCAGTGTGTGCAAGTACTTGTTCTACAAGCAAAAATCAAACTGTATTCGAAGATCAGTGGCAACGAGAAGTAGAATTATGCAGGGTTGGGTGATTAGATGATAATTATATATCTATGGTATGGCTGTACGAAAACATTCAAATTGATTCACTGCCCGAAGATTGTGTTGGATTCGTTTATCTGATCACAAACACAGTATCTGGTAGAAAGTATATTGGTAAAAAATTAGCAAAGTTTAGTAAAACATCATACAAAGTAGTAAAACTCAAGAACGGCACGAAGAAACGCAAGAAAATCAAATCAAAAATTGACTCAGACTGGCAACTATACTATGGAAGCAACGATCAACTCAACAAAGACATTGCAGAGCTAGGCTCAGACAACTTCACAAGAGAAATATTATTTTATTGCGCATCAAAGGCCGCTTGTAGTTACGTAGAAGCTAGAGAACAATTTAATCATAGAGTATTAGAGTCAGATGACTGGTACAACGGACAGATAGTTTGCCGTATACACGGTAGTCACATAAAAAACAAAATTTAAACTAGATAGGCAACAACACACTCTGTTTGGTCGAGGCAGCTCGACTCGCAAGGAGGAACGGTGAGATACCCGGTCTGGATGAGCTTGCGTGTGAAAGGCAATTGCTAACTTAAGGCAACAAATGGTTTGGGCTCCGTTGAAAAAGATACGACCCATGCTTATAGGACTTGGATTTATCATTGGGTCACTAGGGTTCCGTTGATATGTGAAGCTAGAGTAAGGGGTACCGGTCAACCGCCTCTGCGTAGGAAACTACAATCTCTTTATGATAAATGACAGCTACAACTCGGATAATGTAGGCGTCAGTTCACCGTGCATACGGTGAATTGTGACCGCGTAATCTGGATAATGCAAGAGAAAGACAATCATGTGTGAGCGTAGCGAAACACATAGATCTCTCTAAGAGATCTATTATAAGTCTTTAAAAATACGGCAGTCCTGTTTTCTTGGTAGTTTCCAAATTGTCTTTGATTAGTTCGCTGATTATCTTGCGTTCTGTTGTGCTGAGTTGCAGGGCCTGATCATAACTAAGACCACCTCGCATGTGCCATGACATTTTCAACGCCTCCTGTCTGATGTCGTTGCTTTCTTTTTCCATACTTTCGACCAGTTTGACAATCTGGTCAGAGTTCAAGACTAGGAGGCGACTTCGAAAAAACTGGACATGTCCAAGGTCAATAATTGCTCATACTTGTGATTGCACTTGTCACACACTATGTCAATGGCCTGCATTTCGGCTTGACCCTTGAGATCAATGATAAAATCTCTTATGCGATTAAACACCACTCGATCACAATTCTTTAAAAATTCTTCAATGTATTCGGGTTCGTTGACCAACACAGTTGGTGTTTTGACCGCACCAATGCTTTGAGTAAGAGCCTTGATGGTTATATCTGTTAGTTTTTTCAACGCATCGCCTAGCAGTCTAATCTTTTCTGTATTTTCAACTTCGGTGTCGGGCAACATCTGCAGGATCTTTTGTTCTTCAAACTGCAACTGATTGTTGTCATTGAGGTTTTTGTAGTTCATGGGTTTGAAGTAGATCTCCATGTCACCGGTTGTAACTGGTTTAGAATAGTCTGGTGCTTGTATGCGGTCAATCACCTGCCGTAGATCCAGTTCGCGATCACTTGTTTCACTGCAGGCAGGGCAGGTAGTACCAAATTCCATATTATGACCATAACTGGCTATTCGTATGGCCACCAAAATGGTATCTACATCCACAGATGGTACTGCCCAGGCGTTTTTGATATTGGGCAAGCAACTTTGGATCACACTGACCACAGCAGCTCCGTTGAACAAGGCATCGGGTGTGCGATAGGTCATTTCATCGATTGCAGTCATGGGCAACACAGGATATTCACCGTTGGGTGATGATTCCAGAGCACCCGGTGGATAAAAATCACCGTTGCTGGGCAATTTGATGTAGATTGCAGGTTGTCTGAAATACTGTTGTAATGGGTTGTTTGACATGATTTTTTCCTCGATAAATATAATTATGGCAGATGCAATGACCCCAGACGAAATTCGTCAATACATGGAAGACCTCCAGAGAGCTCTGGATCAAGGCCGTATCAGTGCCAAAGACTTTGCTGATGGCATGAAAGATGCCCGTGCAGGCATAAAAGGCTACACCCAAGAACTACGAAGCAGTGCCCTGTCTTTCAAACGCAGCGTGGGAGATCTTGTTGGCAGCATGAAGGACGGTGCCCAGGGAGCAAGCCAGTATGGCGACGCTCTGACCAAAGGTGCAGATTATCTTGGCAACTGGATGAGTTCCAAAGGACCATGGGGCAAAGCCGGAGCCTTGCTGGTCAAGGGCGCTACTATGTACGCCAACGCAGTGGCCAAGCAAAGCGATGCTCTGTTTAAGAGCTATCAAGAGATCAGTCGCACCGGTGCCACAGCCGCTGGAGGCATAACAGAACTCTACACCAATATGCAGAAGTTTGGCTATGGCATAGCCGAACTGGGTAATCTGGCTGCACTGGTGCAGGAAAATGCCGACAGTTTGGCCTTGCTAGGTGGTACAGTGTTTGAAGGTACCAAGGCCTTTTCCGGCATGTCTGACAGCATACGCAACAGTGACATTGGATTCAAGTTTGAAACCATGGGTATCAATGTTGACAACATGAACAAGGGCATTGCTGGCTATCTAAGAATTCAAACCATAACTGGTCAACAAGGACTCAAAACACAGGAAGAACTACGTGCCGGCGCCGAGGCTTATATCCTGCAACAGGACCGTCTGACTAAAATAACCGGTGCCAGTGCAAACGAACAACAAAAAATAGCCGAGGCTGCACTCAGCGAAGAAAGGTTTGCGGCCAGCCAAGGCCAGTTGCGTCGTCGTGCCCAGGAAGAAGGCAACGCGGCCTTGGCCAAAGAAGCAGACAAACGAGAAGAACTCAACAAGTATGTGACCAAGATGTATGGTCCAGAAGCTGCCAAGGCCTTTAGAGACAGTACCACAGGGTATCTCAACAGTCCGGAATCACAGAAATTTTTGAGAACCTTTCCGGAAGCACGCCAACTGATTATGGAAGGCGCTGATATGACGGAGATAACAGCATCCATGTCCCGAGGCGCAGCGGCCACAACTCGTATGAGTGAAGAACTGGGCAAGGCCGGTCACGCCAATAAAATTTACATCAACAATGCTGAACTTTATCGAGGCCAGGCCGCCAAAGATCTGGCGTTGGCACAACAACAAGCCGACGACCAAGGCAACGTAGGTGACGATGCTACAAAAAATCTAACCGGACTGGCCAGAACTCAACGCAAAACACGCGATGACCTACAGAACCTGCTACAGGTTGGCATACGGCCAGTCACAGCCGGTATGGAAGGTCTAGCCAAAGTGCTGGGCACAATACCCGGAGTAGCATCAGCAGCAGCCACATCAATATCTGGTGGCGCAGGTGGCACCGGTAAGGGCCAAGCAGGTGGCGGTGTTAGTGGTTTTTTCAAAAAAATCTTTGGCAAAGGTGCAGCTCCAGCAGACACCTATATGCAAAAAATGATCGGGGCAGAATCAGGCGGCCGAAACATAGCCAATGCATCGGGCCCAGGAGGAAGACCAACCAGTTCAGCATTCGGCATTGGGCAGATGCTCAAAGGCACCTTTGAAGGCATGGTCAAAGGTGCCGGGGCCGGTAATCCTCTAAAAGGAAAAACTTTTGAAGATTACAAGGGCGACATAGAGTTGCAAAAAGAAGCACTAAAACAATTTACAGATCAAAATCGCGGAATCCTAACCAATGCTGGGGTTAATGTCACAGATGCGTCCTTGTATCTAGCACACTTTTTAGGACCAGCCGGCGCAGTAAGGGCATTGCAGGCAGGAGACCAAACCCCTATAACCGATGCAGTTGCCACAAATGCTATACAAGCCAATCCACATTTACAAAAAATGCGCACAGTGGCAGATCTCAAGTCTTGGGCAAGTCAAAAGATGGGCGGAGCCGGTTTCCAGTATGGTGGCATTGCATCGGGTCCAACCAGTGGGTATCGGGCCATGTTGCACGGTACAGAAGCAGTAATTCCCTTGCCCAATGGCAAGACAATTCCAGTTGAAATGCCGGGCTTTACTGCCACTCTGTCAGATCAAACCGGTCTCATGGCACAACAACTGGGCAAACTAGACGAACTGGTACGAGTCATGCAGAGCCAGGTAAACGTCAGCAACAAGATATTACAACGCTCGCAATAATCCGCTAAATACTACACTATGCCTATAGATAACAATCGCAACGGTCGCAACGGCGGGTGGCGCAAGTATTTCAAAATTGCTGACGTCGGTGGACAGCTAAGTCCCATTTCGGGAAAAAATCAATTTGGCCTACCAGGATATCCTCGTCAACAAGGCATGGGTGCCGATGCCTATGCCACCGGCAATGATTTTGCCTTCCGCAACTATGCCAGCCGTTTACCAGAAGTATACTCAGGTCACCCTAACCGGGTGGAACGTTATAATCAATACGAAAACATGGACATGGATTCGGAAATCAATGCCTGCTTAGATATCATTGCTGAGTTTTCAACTCAGTTGAATAACGACAACGAAACGCCATTTGACATACATTTTACCGACAAGCCCACTGATCACGAAGTAGAGATTATCAAGAAACAGTTGCAACAGTGGACCAAGCTGAACAAGTTGGATCAACGCATGTTCAAACTGTTCCGTAATGCCATCAAATACGGTGATCAACTGTTTGTGCGTGACCCAGAAACATTTGAACTGTACTGGGTCGACATGACCAAGGTCAGCCGGGTGATTGTGAACGAGTCAGAAGGCAAGAGACCAGAACAGTATGTGATCCGCGATATCAATCCCAACTTTCAAAATCTCAGCGTGGCATCAAAAACCACACAGGACTACTATGTGAGTCGTCCCACTGGTGCTATGGGCCAAGGCAATTCCGGCACAGGCGCAGGTGGTGCAGGCGGTTACGCAGGCGGCGCTGGTGGCACAGGCAACAGCAGATTTACCCAGGCCATGAACGAGTCATGTTTGGATGCCAAACACATAGTGCATCTCAGTCTCAACGAAGGCCTAGATTTTTTCTGGCCATTTGGACAGAGCATACTTGAAAACATATTCAAGGTCTACAAACAAAAAGAACTGTTAGAAGATGCAGTGCTGATCTATCGGGTACAGCGTGCTCCAGAGCGTAGAGTATTCAAGATTGACGTGGGCAACATGCCCAGCCACATGGCCATGCAGTTTGTAGAACGTGTCAAGAACGAAATGCATCAGCGGCGTATCCCCACTGTCACCGGCGGTGGTAGCAACATGATGGATGCCAGCTACAATCCTCTCAGCATCAATGAAGATTTCTTCTTTCCTTTCAACGGTGAAAACGGCCGCGGAAGCAGTGTAGAACCACTGCCCGGCGGCGCCAATCTGGGCGAAATTGATGACTTAAAATATTTTAACAACAAGATGGCCCGTGGTCTGCGTGTGCCAAGTAGCTACCTGCCTACCGGGCCTGACGATTCTGATCGTGCTATGAATGACGGACGGGTAGGCACTGCTTTGATCCAAGAATTCCGCTTTAACCAGTATTGTATGCGACTACAACGCTTGATCATGCAGAAGTTGGACGACGAATTCAAGATGTTCCTGCGCTGGCGAGGATTCAATATTGATGCAGGACTATTCAATATTGGTCTAACGGAACCACAGAACTTTGCCAGTTATCGTCAGAGTGAACTGGATACCGGTCGTATTGGCAGTTTTATGCAGTTGGAACAGTTGCCTTACCTTAGCAAACGCTTTATGATGCAACGCTTCTTGGGCTTGACCGAAGAGGAAATTGTGGAAAACGAACAGATGTGGCGCGAAGAACGCGACCAACCTGATCTAGAAACCACCCAAGGGCAGGATCTCCGCAGTATTGGAGTGACTCCTGCAGGCCTGGAATCAGATATAGAAATGGGTCAAGAAATGGCAGCAGAACCCGGAGCCGAAGGTGAAGCACCAGGACAGCCGTCAACCCTGGGCCCAAGTGCCCCAGTAGCTCCAGCATCGGCTCCGGCTGGTGTGCCAGGACTGTAATAAATACAATATGATCCTCAGCGAAATATACCAACGCAGTCCTGAAGCTTATCAGGATGTAAGCCAAGACAACAGTCAACCGCAGTTGGACAACCTGCGCAAGACACGTCTGACCCTGCGTCAAATCAACAAGTTACGGCAGATGAACGACGTAAGATCGTATGAGTACAAAGAAAAACTAAAGTTGGTGCGTCAACAGTACGCACCCCCACCTGCACCCCCGGCACTCTGACATTTCGTCATAAAACTGCCAGTTTTCCTCCTTTAAACTACCGTTATCTGGTGAAATATGTAAATATATCACGAGCCATACCTTAAGGAGAAATTATGACATCGAAATTTGAACAGTTGATCGAATATGTGATCAACGACGAAGAAGCCAAAGCCAAGGAGCTTTTCCACGACATCGTGGTAGAAAAATCACGCGAAATCTATGAAAACTTGATGAGCGAAGAAGAAGAAGCACTCGACGAAGCCGAGCATGACGAAGAAGAAGAACTCGACGAAAACATGATGGGCGGTGATGCTGCCGATGATCTGATCGACGACGTTGAAGCTGAAGAACAAGGCATGGAAATGTCCGAAGAAGAAGACGGCGAAGAAGAAGCCGACGAGTTTGGTGCTGAAGAAGCAGGCGGCGAAGATCTAGAAGACCGTGTGGTTGATCTAGAAGACAAGCTAGACGAACTCATGGCCGAATTTGAATCACTCATGGGTGGCGAAGACAGCGGCGAAGAAGAAATCGACGTTGAACTGGACTCTGATGAAGGCGGCGACGCATTAGAAATGGACGACACAGAAGAATTCCAAGACCAACCAATGGCCATGGAAGAAGCTGTAAACCTACAAGCTGCCCCCAAGCCAGTTACTAGCGAAGAAGGCGGAATCAACACCAAAAGTGTCAATGCCAACAACAGTGGCGCTGTAGGTGCTGCTGCTCACCCAGTCAAAATGACCGGCGACACAGCACAAGGACGTTCCGCACCAGCTACCAAAGAGTTGATTGGTAAAGTGCAAAATTCAGTAGGCGGTAAAAAATCGTTGTCAGCGGCTCCCAAGCCAGTGACAGCACAAGCCTCTGGTGTCAATACAAAGACACCGTTTCCCAAGGCTTAATCTAAGATATGGCTCGATATCTACAAGAACATCTAAGCTTCACTCAGGCCAGGGCGGAAGTCCTGACTGAGGAAGCCGCGGATGGATCTGGCAAGAATCTCTACCTCAAAGGCATCTGCATTGAGGGTGGGGTTCGCAATGCCAACGAGCGTGTATATCCTGTGAACGAAATAGCCCGAGCAGTAGGCACCATCAACGAACAAATCAAAACCGGCCACTCAGTATTAGGTGAAGTGGATCATCCAGATGATCTCAAAATCAACCTGGATCGCGTGAGCCATATGATTGAAAACATGTGGATGGACGGCCCTGCTGGATATGGAAAATTAAAGATACTACCCACACCCATGGGCGAGCTGGTCAAGACCATGCTGACCTCGGGCGTGAAATTAGGTGTTAGCAGTCGTGGATCAGGTAATGTCGACGACCGCAACGGACATGTCAGTGACTTTGAAATTGTCACTGTAGATGTGGTTGCCCAGCCCAGTGCTCCCAACGCATACCCCCAAGCAATTTACGAAGGCCTGTTGAATCATGCCGGCGGACAACGCTTGCTGGAAATGTTTAAAGACCCGGCCAAAAGCAACAAAGCACAGAGATACGTCAAGGGCGAAGTAATACGCTTGATACGTGGTCTCAAAATACAGGAGAAATAAGCATGTTAGATGCTATTAAACCGTTACTAGATAGCGAACTGTTAAGCGAAGAAGCTCAGCAAGAAATTTCTGAGGCTTGGGAAACCAAGTTAAATGAAGCCCGCGAAACAGTACGTGCAGAACTCCGCGAAGAGTTTGCACAACGCTATGAGCATGACAAAACAGTGATGGTGGAAGCCCTGGATCGTATGATAACAGACGGACTAGCTACAGAACTTCAACAGGTACAGGCTGAAAAGTCGGCTCTGGCTGAAGATCGCGTCAAATTCCAAACCAAGATCAAAGAAGATGCTGTGAAATTCAACAACTTCATGATCACCAAATTGGCCGAAGAACTGGGCGAACTACGCCGTGACCGCAAGACACACACCGAGGGCATTGAGAAATTAGAAAGCTTCGTGGTGCATGCTCTTGCACGTGAGATTCAAGAATTTGCAGAAGACAAACGTGATGTCGTTGAGACAAAAGTACGTCTTGTGCGTGAAGCTCGCGCCAAGTTGGACGAACTTAAGACTCGATTCGTTGCAGAATCTGCTCGCAAGATGTCCACGGCTGTTAGTCAACATCTCAAGGCTGAACTCAACCAACTCAAAGAAGACATCCAAGTTGCTCGCGAGAACAATTTTGGTCGTAGGATCTTTGAAGCATACGCAACAGAATTTGGCGCCACTCATCTCAATGAAAAAGCCGAAGTGCGTAAGCTGCATGACATCATTGCAAACAAAGATGCCAAGTTGGCAGAAGCCATCCAACTCACACAGAAAGCAAAAGTTCTGGTCGAGTCAAAAGAACGTGAAGTACGCATGTTGAAGGAGTCCACACAACGCGAAAGCACAATGGACGAATTACTGCGCCCTCTCAATGAGAGCAAGCAGGAAATCATGCGTAATTTACTCGAAAGCGTACAGACCAACCGTCTGAGCACAGCTTTTGAAAAGTATCTACCAGCTGTATTGGAAGACCGCTCTGCGAAAGCCTCCCGGGTGATCACAGAAACAGTTTCCATTGCCACTGGCGATAAATCTGCCCGCAGTCCAGATGCAGATCAGGTTGAGCAACACAGCAACGTGATCGATCTAAAGCGTTTGGCAGGGCTGTAACCCAAGACATACTATAAGGAGACTTAAATGTCACAAGAATTATTAGAAGGCCGTTGGGACGACACCAAAGAAGCACTCTTGGAAGGTTTATCCGGAACCAAGCGTAACTCGATGAGTGTAATCCTCGAAAACACCAAGAAGTACCTGCGTGAAAATGCAAGTTCAGGTTCTACAGTTTCTGGTAACATCGCTACACTAAACCGTGTGATTCTGCCAGTGATTCGACGTGTCATGCCAACCGTTATTGCTAACGAGTTGGTAGGTGTACAACCAATGACAGGTCCAGTAGGCCAGATCCACACGTTACGTGTGCGTTATGCACAGAGCTTGACCGACAATAGCCTGGCACAAACCAGTGTCACAGCTGGTCAAGAAGCTTTGAGCCCATTCACCATTGCCACTGCTTATAGCACTGTACCCCAGACAGCTACAACTGCAACTGGTTACACAGGCAATAACACAGCAAACATGGAAGGCACAGGCGGTAAGCAGATCTCCGTACAGATCTTGAAACAAGCTGTTGAAGCTAAGACACGCAAGTTACAAGCTCGTTGGACATTTGAATCTGCACAAGACGCACAGGCCATGCATGGCATTGACGTTGAAGCAGAGATCATGGCTGCTCTTGCACAGGAGATCACAGCTGAGATCGACCAAGAAATCCTCTTAAGCCTGCGCACGTTAGCAGCCACAGAGTTTACATACAACCAAGCTACCGTATCTGGTACAGCAACATTCGTTGGTGATGAGCATGCCGCCCTGGCAGTTCTGATCAACCGTGTGGCCAACCTGATCGCTCAGCGCACACGTCGTGGTGCTGGTAACTATGCTGTTGTAAGCAGTGCTTCACTCACAGTGTTGCAAAGTGCTACAACCAGTGCATTTGCCCGCACAACAGAAGGCACATTTGAAGCACCTACAAACACCA